GCGATGAACAAACACCAGTTATCCACAAGATTTCGAAAGATGTCTATAGATGACGTAGTGTTTGGTTGTCCCGAATTAGGAATAGATGGTATTGACTCCAAAACATCTGCTGGATGGTTTTTCCAACCAGCGGGATTTAAGAGAACTGACCTCATTGATTTTCAGAAGAAATGGATTAATCCAGCTTTACGAGCCGAAGTAGAGCGTCAAATAGAATTAATGAAGTCAGGACTTGTTGTCCCAGATGTTGTTGTTGAGTCCCTTAAAGACGAACTTCGAGATTTTCAGCGAGTAGATGGCTTTAAAACGCGTATCTTCTTTGCTGGTAGTCTCGTCCAACTTATTATATCCCGAATGTATTTAGGACATCTTGTGCATATAATGGAACATGGAAATGCTTACCCAACGACCGATTTTGCTGTGGGAATAAACCCTCATGGTAAAGATTGGGCGTCCATATTTCATCAACTTAACACGAAGAATGCTAAGGAATGGATTGCTGGCGACGTTAGTGCTAATGATCTTTCAATACCATATTGGCTCTTTGAGTATGTCAATATATGGCTTCGCCATATTCTGCTCAAGAGCGATTGGTCTGAAGAAGATCTAAACGTCGTTCGATCCATAATCCTGTCCATGCCCTCGTGTATAGTTATTGCTAAAGATGGTACCTATCAGTTTCGTAAAGGTCTGCCTTCAGGCCATTACCTCACTAGTGTTATTAACACTTTGGTACACATTTGGATACATCGCTTCACTTATAATGTTCGAACTCGAGATACCCCCTATTTCGATAAATATGATGAGTATGCACGTTTTTTCCACTACAGTGATGATGACCTTGGTAGTGTTATCAAGGAAGTTTTACTGTATTACAACATGCTCACACTAAGTGAAGACTACAAGACTTACTTCGGCATGACCTATACTGCCGGAGATAAGAGTGAGATCACCACGGGTACCGTTGCCCCTCGTGATGCCACATTCTTGGCTCGGAAATTTCGTAGAGTCGATGATTTGACAGTTTATGCCCCATTATCTGTCGAAACAATCGAAAATATGACTTTGTACACTGAAAAGTCTACCGAACCAAAAGAGGTTT